AAACCGAAGATCACTGCTCAGGGTCGTAGTAAGAATACGAATCTTGCAGCAACCTCTCGGAATGGTAGGAAGAAGCGTTATCGCGGTCAGGGTACTTAATCTCTGAGGAGCGGAACGCCGAAATCTCCGACAACTTAATATTGGGATAGTAACCCCAATAAAAGTTCTATGTAGAGTTACGGTAATCCAATGGGCAATCACCATCATGTAGATAAAAGTCAGGAATTCGTAGAAGAAGGAATGACCCTAATTACAGAAACAGATTCAGATAAGTACCTGGATATGGTGGCAAAACGGAATAGAAACAAAAGGAAAGAAGAGTTATACCCAATTCCACAAAACCGCATGGATCGTCCATGTGGTGGGGCTGGAGGGTTTGATGATTTTGTTGAGAGATGGCATCAATGAAGGTCGCTAAATAACTAGTGACTTCGTAGACTCTTAATGGCAGGCACGTCAGATCTCTCGTTTAGAGATATCAATATAACGTTCAAAAAGCATCCTGTGACTGATGACGTTGTTGTCAGCAAGGATGCTGCTGCCATTAAGCAGTCTATTGGTAATATTCTGCTGACAAACAAGGGAGAAAAAATGTTTGCTCCTGATTTTGGTTCTGACATTAGAGCATACCTCTTTGAACCGCTAGATTATGCTACTTCAGCAGCGGTATCAAATAGTATTAGATATACTCTAGATACTTACGAACCAAGGATAAGTGTTTTATCAGTCACTACGACTCCCAACTTTGATGAGAATCGTTTTGATGTTGAGATGACATATGTGATCAAGGGAGCAGATGCACCACCAACAACAGTAGAATTATTCCTGACCAGGACGCGATAATGCCATATACTCAGTTAAACAATCTAGATTTTAACGAAATCAAGATTGCTCTCAGAGATTACATGAGAGCGCAGACGGACTTTACTGACTATGACTTTGAAGGTTCTGCTCTTAGTCAGTTACTTGATGTGTTAGCATATAACACATATTACACAGCATTCAATACCAACATGGTGGTGAATGAACTGTTTATTGATTCTGCTACTCTAAGAGACAACGTAGTAGCATTAGCAAAGCAGTTAGGATATTCACCAAAGTCAACAACTGCTCCAAAAGCGGTCGTTAGTTTCAACGTTACATATAAGAACGTTGGAACTGCTCCTGAGACCACCGTATTAAAGGCAGGAAGCGGTTTTGTCACAAATTATGATGGATCACTCTATCGCTTCGTTTTGAGGGAAGACAGACGCTCTGAGGTGTCAAATGGAGTTTCTGTCTTTGATGAAGTAGATATCTATGAAGGATCGTTAATTACATCAAATTTCACTGTTGATACTTCACTAAAGGACCAGAGATTTAAAATTAGCAATCCAGGGGCAGATATAAGCACCCTGAAGGTGCTTGTTTATGAATCTGCGACTAGTACGGTCTATGAAGAGTACAAACTGGTAGAGACGATTTTAAACATCGGTTCTAATGATAAAGTTTATTTCGTCAACGAGGGCGAGGATGAGTCCTACGAAATTTTCTTTGGTGATGGTGTACTAGGTAAGAAACTAGAGAACGGTCAAGTAATTAGAATTAGTTACATTATCACAAATGGATCAGACACAAATGGTGCTAGATCGTTTACATTTAATGGTAATCTAAACGATCAGAACGACATCGTAATTGCTGTTCCTTTTACTGTAGGAACAGTAACCACAGTAAACAAGGCAGAAGGTGGAGCAGAGATTGAAAGTATTGCAAAGATTAAATACAATGCTCCAAAATACTTTGCTTCTCAAAACAGAGCAGTAACGACTAGTGATTATGCTGCTATCGTTAGAAACCTTTATCCAGCAGTTGGAGACATCATTGTATTTGGTGGTGAGGATCAAGAACCACCAGCATACGGTAAAGTCTTCATCTCAGTCAAACCAACTTCAGCAGCAGCACTTTCATCACTAACAAAGAGTGAATTGACTGATGAATTGAAGAAGTATACTGTTGCTTCAGTAAGACCAGAGTTTATTGATCCATCAATTCTGTATATTGAGTTGAGTAGTAAGATTTATTATGATCGTACTAAGACAAATTTAATTCCAACTCAAGTTGCAGCAAAAGCAGCAAATGCTATTCAAGAGTATCTTGAGACTTCTGGAACAGAGAAGTTTAATGGCAAGTTTAGATATAGTAAGTTTATTGGTGTTATTGACAATTCTGATCGTGCTATCAATTCAAACGACACCGAAATTACGCTAAGAAAAGATTTTTATGCTCAGATTAACTCATCATCATATTATGAGATTTGTTATCAGAATGCATTCCTAGAAGATTGTGATGGACCAGTAGTATCTTCCACTGGTATGACTGTATTTGAGTGGCCTAATTATACCACGTATCTAGAAGATAGGTCTGGCAAAATCGTCCTATATAGACTAGATTCGGTAACTGGTGAGAAAATTCTATTGAATGATTCCATTGGTGATATTGATTATGTAAAAGGCGAGATTAAGATGTATGACTTCACGATTCTGAAAGGATCTTTTTCAGATAATCGTATTGAGTTAAGGGTAAAACCAGCCAATAAGGACATTGAAGTCAAACGTGAGGTATATCTGGATGTAGATGTATCACAAAGCACTTTCTTAGCATACAAAGAGTAGTAGTAGATGTTGAAAACTGCTAATAAAATCTCATTCTTAATTGAGTCTCAATTACCAGACTTCATCAATGAAGAGTATGAACTTTTTGGTAAGTTCATACGAAAATATTATGAGCAATTGGAATTGCAAGGGCAACCATTTGATATCATCACGAATTTAGAAAAATATCGTGATATTGATTTTTATGAAAAAAATCTTTTAGTACAATCGTCAACACTTGTCGGTTCTGTGAGTGCTAACGATGATACAATTACCGTCACTGACGCTACATCTTTCCCAAAGAATGGTGGATACATCAAAATTGATGACGAGATCTGTTTCTATGCTCAAAGAACAGACACTCAATTTTTAGAGGTAAGTCGTGGCGTTAGTGGTAATACAACGCTAGGTGATCTATACACTACCAGTAATTTTGTTACCACACAAGCAGCATCTCATGTTTCTGGATCTACCGTTCAGAATATTAGTAACCTTTTCCTATATGCTTTAGTAAAGAGCTTTGAGAAACAGTATCTTGCAGATTTCCCAGAAGCATATCTAAAGGAAAATGTAGATAAAAGAACACTGATCAAGAACATTACCAAGTTCTATCAGTCAAAAGGAACAGATAATTCGGTTTCTTTCCTGTTTAAGTGTCTTGTTGACAACGATCCAGAACCAAATATTTCATATCCAAGAGAATCTACTCTTAAGAGTTCTGAATCCAATTGGATTCAAGTTTACGCACTAAGAGCAAAAATTCTTTCTGGAACCCCAGAAAATCTAATTGGAAAAACAATTGTCCAAGATGTCAGTGGGAAATATGCAGCTGCTGTAGTTGACAATGTAAAATTCTCTGGCACTTATGATGGCGAGGATCTTTATGACATTATTTTGTCAGAACAAAGTGTTAATGGGACTTTCTTAATTGCAGCAAGAACGAAATTAACAAAATCAATTACAACATCAGATTCTGTTGGGGACAGAGTTGATGTATTTTCAACCATGGGTTGGGAGAAGCAGGGTCAGTTTACAATTGGCACAGAGACTTTTACTTTTGAAAATAAAAATGTAAACCAGTTTGTTATCAAGACTAGATCTGGAACTTCTTCTCATAGTGTTGGAGCATCTGTGACATATGGTGCTAACGTATCTGCTGATGGAGTTAATTTACTAGTATTTGGTGTTCTCTATGGTTTGACTTCTGCAAATGGTCAACCTTATTCAAATCCAGGTGATCGTGTTGAAATTTCAGAATCTGGATTCCTAACAAATGATGTAAAAATCTTTGATGCTCAAAATAACCTAAGATGGATCACCACTACCACTATTCCAGTATCTCAGAATAATCAAACTGTATCAGATGCTATTGTTGACTTAAATTCAAACGTTTCTGCGATTTTTGAAGACGAGACTGGATACTATATTACTTCCTCGGGATTCCCATCACACGATATTATTAAGTCTGGAGTTACTATTCCATCTGGTATTCAAGATCAGAAGATCCTTAGAATCGTCAGAAAGAATCCAATTCAAACAACAGAGGTTTATCAAACAAAGTATAGAGATGTTGGTATTGCAGTTAATGGCATTCCACTCCTCAGTTACAAAGACGAAGATATTGTTTTAAACGGACCTATTGAAAGGATTAATGTTTTAAACAGAGGTTCTGGATATCAGAAGAGTCCATTTGTTTTAATTGATGGTCAAAGCGGTCTTGCACGATCTGTTCTTGCTGGACAAGTTGTTGATAGAATTATTGTTGATTCTCCTGGAAGTTATAATGCAACTCCAGTGGTTGAGATTCTTTCTGGAAGAAA